CTGAGTTCCAAAGTCAGCAGAACCGGTATCTGCACCGCTGTATATTTCATTCAAAGCATCTACCACATTTTTTGCAGCCGTTTTAAGTTTAGTGACATCACCGACATCAGCGAAGGTTGCAAGACCTATGTCATTTGGATGTATGTCAGGCATTATTCATTCCTCCTTGCGTATGCATTAGTTTCATTCCATATAATTTTTCCGTTTCCGTTTGCATCTGGACAGTAATATATTTTTCCGTCATCGGCTATGTTTATTGAATTCGGTACTTCAAAAGCTAAAAGATACTCCCAGGTATAGCTCTTTACAGTCGTCCAGTTTTGAAGACTGTCAATAATATCCTGCCACAGCCTGTATGTGAAGATATATTCGACAGCCAGGTGAGCCGGTTTTATTTCCTCTATAATGTTTTGAATATCATTTATGTTATACGGAACTCCGGTTCGGGATGTGAATTTGACGGCAAAGCAGTATTTGGAAGGGTATTCTATAATTTCTATATCGCCGTTTATAAATGATAAAGCCACGTTTTTCATCATTGTCTTTGTAACGGTGCCGGTCCCTCGAAGCTTTGACATTACTCTGCCTCTTCGTGTATCAATGTCGGATGAGGGGGAAAGCTTCAGTCCCACATCCTGTTCATGATTTTGTATGTTTTCATCCGAAAGAATTACAAAGAACTGATTTTCTGTAAGGATGGTCTTTGCCTTGAGTAACTCAAACTCAGCTTCGATGCTTCCGAGAAGTTCTTTTATAACCTTTGATTTTCGGTAGTATGAAGGTAACTGATTAAACAAGAGTAACCACCCCCAATACAGGCACTTCGGTTTCACGGATGCTGATATTTTCTGTGCCACCGTTTAAAGTAAAGGTGTTATAGTCTATAACGTCGTCACAGTTAAGTATGCAACCACCGATTTGAGCATAGGAAATATAGGTGCTTGAAAATGCCATTCTTTTCAGATAATTCTTTATGCTTTCGGCTATTTTTTCTTTTGTTGTATCTGCGGTTGCATCAGGGGAAAGTATCAAAGAAACCGATATATCAATAACAAGCGGTGATGCACTTTCCACGGTTACTTCGGCGCCTATGGGACGATTCTCCTCAATGTGTTCTGTGACTTCGGTTATAAGCTCTTGGCTTGCAGTTCCTTTATCGGAGTTTATAATTACAACTTTAACAGTTCCGTTACCGTTCCAAAGTGGCAGACACTTTGCATCACCGACTCCGCTGATTTCCTTTGCCCACATTATGTAATGATATTTGCTTCCGGATGTTGCAGGAAGAGATACTTTTTCGAAGTATCGTGTTCTTAGTTCGTCGTCACTTTCCTCATCAAATCCATCTGAAGCCGGAGAGGGATTGACAACAGATACAAGACCGGAAAGGGTAACCGGAAATCTGTTCACAGCTCCTGCAGGCACATTACCGATTTTTCCCGGAGTATCACAAACGGCAGAGACCGTTGCTTTTCCGTCAGCATTAATGATTGCATTTTCGGTTACCGTGAAAATAAGTGTGTCTGAAGCTACTTTGTCACCGATTGATATGACAGCATCAGGAGTTCCGGTGACAGTGACACTTACAATAGAGTGTGTTGCATCCTTTCTTTTGATGCCTTGTTCCGCTACTTTGTTGTCGAGATATTTCCCGGAGGCGGTCATTGCAAATCCGTTTTTGAGGATTTCTTCAACACGTGTATCAATTATTGCGATTTCTCCGGAAACAGCCTTGTCAATATCATAAAAAAATGAGCCGACAGATTTGTCGAACTCATCACTGATTTGAGATAGTAGTCGTGACAGTATTTGATCCTGAGTCACCCATATACACCTCCAGACTAATTGTCAGCGAATTGCTGCCGCGAGTGATTTGGAAATTGTTTATTTTCTTTATATGAGGATTCAAAAGCAGAGCTTCTTCGATTTCTCTCTTCAGCTCTGCCTGAATAAATTCTGTTGTGTAGTTGTTGCCAATAATCAGATCCTCAAGATGACAGCCATATTCTGTTCCCTCATATATGAGATATCGGTATTTTTCGGTTCGAATAATTTTTTCTATCCATATCCGTATTGCTTCGATTCCGTCACATTCAACAAGTTTTCCGTCACGGATTACAAAATCACCTTTATCAAAATCAAACAGATATGTTTTTGTGCCGCCGATGGACGGATTTTCGGGTGTTGTATAGGACGGAGATTCGGAATTTGGAAACATCATATCACCACCCCGATTACAACAAATTTTTGTGTGTTGGCAAATGGAAGTAATACAACCTCTTTACCGAGATTGATGTATTCACCTTCAATATTTGTATCCTTGAGATGAATGCAGCATATGATGTGGCTGTCATCAAGAATTACCTTTTCATTTATTCGGATTTTGGTTGAAGGAAGCTCTATGACTGTTCCGAACATCGGAGTGTATCCGGATTCGTTTTCACGTTCTTTAAATAGCTTTGCAAGCTCGGTAATTCCATTCATTATGCCCATCTCCTTAAATCAAGTTTTACTTTGTGAATGCCGTTTTTAATGCTGTGTCCGCTGCCTTCGACAAGATAATGTACATCATCAATGGAGATTAACATTCCGGCTCTCGTATAGCTGTTTACAGCTTCGATTATTTCGGTTGAGAATTTTTCTGTTTTGCGGTTAAGCTCGGCAAGATTGGTTTGTGCTACAGTGTTTGCGTTTTCCTTTTCGGGATCGATTTTTATTACCTTTTGGAGTAGTCCGAATGAGTTTATGCTTGCCTCGTCTTTTAATGTGACTTTATGAGAATATACTTTGTCCTTTTCGGTAACAACTTTTATGCTGTTTTTCATATCTTCAATGCTCACGGAGTGGGAATCATTCATTCTGAATTTGGGTGAATATACAAGATGTGTATTGGAGCTTATGCGAAATTCGGGATAGGCATAATATTCACCGTATTTATATATCCGGACACCTTCGGGGGTAACGTCAAGGTTATATCCTCCGCCGCAAAGCTCAAGAATATCCTTGATGATATCGGACAATACCTTATCAAGATACAGCTGTGTAATTTCGGTAGTCAGTTCCGGAATGGTAACAATAGGGATTTCATAATCTTCACATATTTTTTTGATTGCCTTTGTTGCATTCATTTTGTTAAACTGGTATGTTTCGGAAGATTTATTGAGATACCATCCGAAATCACAAACCGTGTATTTGTTTACGGTTCTCGATCCGTCATCAACATTAAGCACAATACCTCTGAAGATTTCCCAACCGGTATAAATGCTGATTATGCTTCCTTCAATCGGAGTATAGAAGTTGAGATATTTAGTATCGGTTTTAGCTACATCAAAAGAAAGCTTGGTGGCAAGTTCGTCAATAGTATTTTGCCACGAAACATTACCTGCATATGAGGTTATGTCAGTTCCGTCGGCATAAAGTTTGAATGTATCGCTCAAAAAAGCACCTCCTATACAAGAGGTACTTCGCCGAGTGTAATGGAATAATTCATATCTCCGTCTTTTTTTATTGTATATGAAAAGTCGTCAATACTGCACGCCATGTTAATGGGTGTTTCGGTTATTATCAGCCGTATCGGCAGCTTTTGAAGAATCCAGGTATCCAGTATATACAGATATCCGAATGCGGTATTGCTTCTGTCACGAAGAAATGGGTAATCACGGACAGGAAAAAAAGAACTCCATGAAATACTTTTAAGAGACGGTCTGCCGATGAGCTTCAACTGACCCTGTGTAACAGTTTCGAAGGTTTCATTGGATTGAGGTTTTGAAACAGAAAATTCAGGAGGGAGAACCGGAAGCCTCATAACTTGCTCACGGTTGTTTACACTTAAATAGATATCCAAATAAAAAACACCTCCATATGCTTTAATTTTGAAGTTGACAAAAAAGCAAATGTGGTGTATAATGAACATAAAGAAAAGGCAAGACCTAAACGGTTATGCCAAATCGTTCTATTTAGAGATAGCCCGTATTGGCGTGGGGGCTATCTCACTTTTTTTGCGAGTGTTATTAAAAAAACAAATATTAAAATTAAAATTCTAATTATGTAATTTTTCATAACAACCACCCCCTTTACGTAAAAATACGCAAAAAATGAGGTGGCATAACCGCCCAGCTTTTACACTGTTTTTGGTCTTACCTTTTGTCAGATTACTCCGACTTTTGTATTATACACCAATATTTTACTTTTTTCAATCTTTTTCTTGATATTTCATAGTTCTGTAATTTTCGGAACTACAAATTTGCCAAAGCAAGCTTGAGCTTTGGAACAAGCTCGTCTACAATCTCATCGGTCGATTTTCCGTCAGCATAAATTGTAATATTTATATTCGTCTCTGATTTCTGAACGGGTTTATTGGCAAGCGGTGTAACCTGTGCGCCTCTTGGAAGTGTAAGAAGCTCTGCTCCTTTTTCACCGACAATAACGCTACCGGGTGACCTTATCATACCACCTTTTGCAAGAAGCGGAATCTGTGGAGCAGTGAAGGTTGGGATAGCAGGAATACCGATAACTCCTGTGACCTTGTTAATACCCTTTATAAGACCATTTATTCCGTTGACTGCACCGCGTATCATTGCATTGATACCCTTGATGATTCCGTTAATAGCACCTTTTATGGTATTTACAATACCATTCCATACATTTTTTATTGCATTACCGATTCCGGTAAATACCGATGTACACGCCGATGAAATCGTATTCCAGGCTCCGCTTAAGAATCCCGTGATTCCGTTCCACACGGACATTACGGTGTTTTTTATACCTTCCCATAACCCGGTAAAGAATGATGCAATTGAAGAACCGACAGAAACAAAGAAATCACCGACCGCCTGAAAGGCGCTTTTGCACCATGCACATACGGCATCCCAATTCATCCAAAGAGCAACACCGATTGCGATAAGAGCTCCGATTGCTACGATGATAATGCCTATGGGGTTTGCTGTCATTGCAATGTTTAATGCTATCTGTGCAGCGGTACATACACCTTGTATGATTGCCCACGCATTCTGAACAAGATTTACTGCTAAAATTGCTGTTTTGTATGCCACGATTGCTCCGGCAATTCCGGCTATAATCGGTGCTATCCAGCTCCAGTTGTTAACAAAGAAATTGAGAACAGCTTCTGCACCGGAAACAACACCGGCAAGAGCATTGACAATAAGCGGAAGTCCGTTATCCTTAACCCAATTCAAAGCAGGCTTACAAAATTCAAAAGCTGAGAAAAGTGCATCTTTTAAAGTTCCGAGAATCCGAAGAATGCCGCCGAATGCATCGGAGTTTGCCTGCACCGCTGTCTTTATATTATTGAAGGCAGACACACCGTATGACCACACAGCCTGAAATGCCGTGGTAAGAGGTGGAAGAACATTGTCTTTAATCCACAGAAGAGGTACAGATGCTGCATCTATTGCTGAAACCACCACGTTTTGAACTGTAGGCATTGCACTTGCAACATAGCCAAAGGTAGCAGTTAAAACCGGGTACAATTTTGCCCCGATAACCTCTTGCATATCACCCCAGGCATTTTTGACCTGAATGATTTTACCCTCCGGAGTATTTGCCATTGCTTCAGAGAGTCCTCCGAAGTTTTGAGCTAATACCTCAACGAGCATGGCGGCTCTTTCACTTTCGGTTCCGTTTGCAAGAATCTTCTTTTGTGTATCATCAAGAGTTACTCCGTAACGAGTAAGGGCACCGACATTTCCTGTCATAACCTTACCCATAAGATTTGCCATTTGCTGCATTTGGTCTCCTGATACTGAAACTCCGTATTGTGAGACCGCCAAATCTTGCAAGGAAGGTAATAGGGTTTTTATGGTATCACTTTGCAGTTGGAATGTTGCAAGCTGTGAAGCACCCTGGATGGTTGCTTCATCACCGACCGTAGTTATGCCTTGGAGTTCGGATGCATACTTTTTCATTGCGTTGACATTTTCAAGGGTAGTACCCTTGACGTTCATCATAAGCTGTTCAAGACGTGCTTCAGCTTTCACCTGAGTTTCGCAAGCTGTTATACATTGTTTTGAAAAATCAACTATTTTGCTGAACCCGGCATAAGCAGCGATGACACCTGTGACTTTTTTTGCAAGGGATGTAAGTGAGTCACCGGTGAGCTTGTTTTGATTACTCATCTTTTTGAGACTTCCGGTAGCATTGGTTGTATGAGTTTTCAAATTTTTAGTGCCTGTAATGGCATTTCGTATTCCGGTTGTAAAATTACCGTCTTTAATTGAGAGGGTGGCACCTATGTTTCGTTTAGCCATCAGCTACCACCACCTGTTAATGCTTTGTATTTTTCTCTCTCATCCTCAACATATATTTCATAACAGCTTTTATAGAAAATCTGTTCCGTGAGAGGCTTGTTGATTATTTGCTCCGGGACAATACCACGGTTTGCGAAGTGACAGAGCATGGCAAGCTCTCCGTCACCTCTTATGAGTTTTTTATGTCATCAACGAGTTTTACGCCGTCAACGTATCCTGCAAGCTTTAAACATTCAAGAGCAATCTGAGGGATTTCTCCTGTGTCAAAAATCTTATCCACAATTTCCATAGGATCAACACATCCGAATGCTTCCTGAAGCTCTTTAGATTTAAGACAAGGTTCGGTTACGCAGGAATAAACCATATATGCATCACCGTTGTCCATTTCCTGTGCATCACGGGCAAGAGCTCCCGAAGGACTTTCGATTGTTATTGTACCGCCGAGTGATTTTATATAAAGGTTGGCGGTTTTGGGTTGTTTCTTGCTTTCAAGCATTTGCTCTTTTCTGCGGATAAGTTCCTGCAGAGTAATTTTGGTATTTTTAGTCATATAGCTTTCCTCCTTATCTTACTTCGACTAAATCGGGGAAATAGTAGTCGGTGAAACCACCGCTGTATTCCTCATCAATCATTTTTGCGTTTTCAAATTTCTGAAGCGTGAGTTCGTTGAACCAGGCATTTTCGATTACAAGTCGCTCGCTGCCGTATGCATCGGGATCATCAATTTTGGAGATAATCTGAATGCGGACATCCTGACCGTGTTTGATTTTTTCGGAGAGAAGCTGTGCTCCTCTGGAAAAGACCTTCTTGACCTTCATACTCCATTCACCGGTCAGACCTGTCATTTTTGAGTCTTTTGCCATTTGCATAACAAAGTCAACATCTTCACGCTCAATCTTTACTTTTGCTTCGTATGAATCGGTTTCATAAACGGGTTCACCGTCGATATACACCATGCCCCATTTACCGTTCATAACTCTTGGTGCTGTGGGTTTTACAGCCATATATAATCACCGTCCTTATTCAATGTAGATGCCGAAGTTCATGTCTTCGATTGCATCCTGAACCTGCACATTTGCTTTTAGAAATACATAAGTGCCGGTATTGGCAGTTTTGATTTTTTCATCTTCCCATGACGATACATCCTTTGTAAGGCTCAGCCATTGACGGGTAGATTCGATATCGATTTCAGCCTTGTTGTCAAACTCGTCATACAAAACACCACGGTTTGCAAGGTCCTTAAAATATTTATTTACAGCGGCAACAAATACAATTTTGTTGTCGTAGGAGTTTTCAACCTTGCCGACAAATTCATCTTCGAAGGTAGTACGAACATCATCACGCATCATATCAATGGCTTCAATTATCTTTATTTTTGAGAAATCTTCGCCTTTTTCATCGTTAAAGTCTGTGAATGAGTTAACACCACGGGCGATTTTGATTTTTATGCCGTCATTGATAAGGATGAGCTTTCCGTTATCAACATCTTCATCCGGTGTTTCGGATTCCGTAATGCTTGTTACTTCGTTGAGAGCAAAATATGTTGCACTTCGGTTAAGGGGAAGTCCTGCGAGAATTCCAGCTATGCGAGCACAGAATTCGGAAGTG